TCATCAACAGGTAATATAATTAATATTTCAGAGGATACGATTGGTTTTGGAACATTCCATAAATTCCGTGATGGAGAAGCTGTAGTCTATAAAACATTCAATACTGGTGCAATTGGTATTGCAAGTGCTGGTAATGATACAACTGATATTCAATCAACTCCAGATCAAAGACTTGTTGATGAGTCAGTCTATTTTGTATCTAAAGTTAATAACACAACCATCAAACTTGCAAATAATAAGAATGATGCACTCACTAAATCCAATCTCATCAATCTCACTGGTTTTGCTGATGGATCACAAAGATTTCAAAGTTTAAACAAAAAACAAGTTTTAGGACAAATTATTGTTGAAAATCCTGGCGAGGGATATGAAAATAAAAGAAGATTAATTCCAACAGCTGGCATTAATACATATTCTGATTTCCTTGAATTTAAAAATCATGGATTTGAGGATGGTGAATTAATTCGTTATTCAAATAATCAAGTTAAGATCGGTGGTTTAGACACTGATCAAGATTATTATGTTTTAAAAATAAATGATGATCGATTCCGACTTGCATCTGCTGGTATTGGTTCAACTTTATCAAACGTTAATTATATTTCAAAACAATTTGTTGGAATGACATCAGTTGGTTCTGGTGATCATGTGTTTAACTATCCACCAATTTCTGTAAATGTAAAAGGTGTAATTGGTATTAATACAACACACCCAGAAAATTATCATGCAAGAGTTAATCCAATCGTCAGAGGATCTTTAACATCCATCGATATCACTAATCCTGGCCTTGGATATGGTAATGATACAACATTCAACTTTAGTATTCCACCAACAGTTCGAGTTTCTTCTGGATCATCTTCAGAATACAAAGCGATTGTTACGAATGGAAGAATACAATCTGTAATTGTAACTCGTTCTGGTGCAGAATATACATCTTCTCCTGATTTAGAGATTCTTGGTGATGGTATTGGTGCAAAAATTATTTCATCCATTAGTAATGGAAGAGTTGATTCAGTTACAGTTGATAATGGTGGTGTTGGATATTCAACTGCTTCAGTTGCTGTTCAAGAAACCATTCCTGGCACTGGTGCAATATTCTTACCAAAAATCAAGTCTTGGTCAGTTAATAACGTTAAAAGATATGAAGATATATTCTATGATGATGATGGATTCTTATCTAGAGGTGATAATGATGAAGGAATTAAATTTACATCATTCTACGCACCTAGAGGTCTAAGAAAAATACTTAAACAAAAAAATAGTGATGGAACAATTGATTATACATCTAATGACTTAAACTTATTAAACAATGCAGAACAAGCTTCTTTAAATCACTCACCGATTATTGGATGGGCGTATGATGGTAATCCAATTTACGGCCCTTATGGATATGAACGTAAGGATGGTGGTTCTGTAAAAATTATGAGATCTGGTTATTCTCTCAAAACAAACAGAGATGGTGGCCCTCCAATATCTACTTTCCCACTTGGTTTCTTTACTGATGACTTTGAATATTTTGGAAACGGTGATTTGGATGAAAATAACGGAAGATATTGTATCACTCCAGATTATCCAAAAGGAACTTATGCTTATTTTGCAACAATCAATCCAAGTGAAAATGAAACAAGTGGAACTTTCAAGAATTTCAGAGCTCCAGTTTTTCCATATTTAATTGGTAAAAATTATGCAGCAAAACCAGATGAGTTTAACTTTATTGAAACCAATAACCAAAACTTAAATTTAAACACTCTTGGATTAAGAAGAAATACAAATCCATATAAACTTGAAGGATCTGGTGCAGATTATGAAGGAATACATGATAGTCGCAAATTAGTTGATCAAGAAATAGAAGTTAATTATGCGTCTGCTGGTAAAATTAATCAATTTGAATTATTAAGTGCTGGATCTGGTTATCAGGTTAAAGATAATCTAAATGTTTTAAGTTTAGATAAGGGAAATGGTTTCTCAGGTGAAATATCAAAAGTTGAAGGTCAAGAAATCATATCTATCGCTTCAACTGTAGTTAAGATTGAAAATTTAGTATTTACATATAATAACTCGAATGGTCAAGTAACAGGACTTTCATCCCAACCTCATGATTTGGTTGTTGGTGATATTGTTACAATTTCTGGTCTTTCTACTGATACTCTAAGAAAATTAGATGGAAGACATCAAATAGGATTCAATACATCATTCCTACAATTAAATACAGGTATTGGAACAACTGGAACAACTGGTATTGTTACTACAATTTCAGTAACTGGTGATTTATCTCAAAATGGTATTG